AAACAACTTGGTAGCCCATAAGCTATACCTGGTGGGCAATTCTTGGTCACATGTGGTTTCATATGTCTTATCCAAATAGATAAGAGCTTTTCTTTACGGCTCCAGTCAGGACCCTGTTCAGGGCTGGCTAGACGTATGAATTCACGACATGTAGCACCATAAGATGTCCAATGACGTTCCTCACCACCTTTAGCAGTGATGGGATAACATAGACTCATATTGAGATAAGGGATATAACGAAATGAATCCCCCTCTCTCATATAAAGCATCGAGTTCAACTGAATAAACTCTTTCCTGAAGTAACATTTACCGACACTGGGCTCCATGCCAGCGAGCGAGGAATAACGCTTCCAGAGATTATATTCTCCATCACGGTAAATCATTCCACAATCGTCTCCATTTATTAATAATGGAAGTCTACGAAGAGAACAACGTTTATACTCTTTACGTAACCTTAAAGGTAAGGAACATAAAGCAGCATTAACAATACAAAGGACGGGAAAGCTCAAAGGAGCACCCATCAGTTGTCCGTTCTCTTGTGGAAGGACTTCATCTTCATAATTGAGTCTATGTCCAACGAGAGACTTAGATGACAAACGCCTTAACCAGTTTGGCGCACCAATTCTTTCACAAATAGAATTGATCACATACCTACTTATGTGTTGCTTAAGATTATCAGTAGCAGCTGAGTAGTCACCACTTACATATCTTTCATCCTGTCTCAAACTTCTCAAACGCTTATTAAGAATTTCGGAGTTTATCGGTGTTCCCACAAGACAAAAAGTCTCATGAGTCGACAAACGTCCCCAAAGGAATTTTTGGAACGGTTTAAGAACCCAGTAAGGGAAGGATGGTCCTTTTGTGATCGTCCTAACCTTCAATGGTTCCTGGAGAAACACGGGAGTAGCATCAAATGATGTGCTCTTGAGTCTCTCGGCCGTTGATTTAATAAGCTCATCTTCATTAACTAAGGTACTATGAGAGATCATCTTGGACATCAATGAGTTTAGCTTACCCTTCGATAATTGGGAAGCTCTCTGTAGAAGTTCAAGACGTTTTTCGCGAGATCTCTGAACAGAAACCCATTTACTGGGTTCGGCTATTTTAGTCCGTGCAATACGGGCTATATAACCGACTTGTCCAGATTCCTCACGGAATGACTCATAGTAACCTGAGAAAGATGGGAAGTTGGCACTTGCATTCTTTAAGTGATTTGTAAAATCAGAAGGATGAAATAATTCATTAACCACACTTTTTATAGCACGATATAACTTTTCTTCCATTTCCTCTTCTTCGACAATATCACCCCACAGCTTTGACCTAGTTTGGACTCTCTGTCCAACTAATTTGGAAGTCATAGCCTTCTTGTGTTTAAGAATAGCCTCTTCAATGAGTGACTTAGAAACTTGAGGGGTTCCTTTCTTCATCTGTAATAAAGTTTGACCAAGCGATAGGGCAGACCTCATCTTTTGAGGTTTACCTGATCTAAATTGCTTGATCTTACGATTCATTACACCTGAAAGAAATTTCTGAATCCTCTTGCAGAATAGTGTTTTAAGACTATCTTCTAGAAGATTAGAAGAACCTGTTGGGTTAACTGTCAAGTCTGAATCATCCTTGATGATCCAGGCAAGAGAGTTACCAAACCACCACTTCATCAGTTTTTCGATTGGGACATTCGTGTCCATACATAAACTTTCGAAATGATCCGCCTGTTTCTTCACTAATCTATTGAAATAGGAACTGTTAACTTGAAAAATTGGATCGTTTTTCAAGAAACCTAAAGCATCTCTGAGCATCTTTATAAGATGTTCAGAATGACGCCAGTATATACTTGGTTGTCCGGATGATGCGACAGGAATCGAAGATTCCTGGGAGGTTTCCCTACCAGCGGTTCTGTGTTGGATACAATTATTGTGTCGACAC